GGAATCCGACATGGTTGGTATGACAGCTCTGGTGGTGGTATTATGATGTACTCACAAAGCTCTGGTGCATTTTACACCTCTCGTCCAGGTGGCGATGGCTACTGGTGGGCTGGCGTGACCGCATCTGGTGGTGCAGGAACTAACACGCAGTACCACACTCGACTTAATTTCCAAGCTTCAAGAAACTGGACTGGTGCTACAAGTTCTGCTGGTGACGGAAACGCTGAAAACCTACAGCCATACATTGTCAAATATATGTGGCAAAGAACTGCGTAGGAGATAATATATGCTAGGTGGCTATTACTTAGGTCAGTTGTATCTCGGTATATCTGGACTGCCAAGTGCTGGTGTTTTATCAGTCGTGCCGTCCAGCCACCAGCTTTCTTCTGACCAAATAAATCTAACACAAAAACATTTACTGATTGTTGATGCTGTATCACACAGCCTAACATCAGAAAACATAACACTAACACAAAAACATGTGCTATCAGTTGATAACGCATTCCATACACACCTTGGTGATAACGCCTCGATTACATCGGAGCACTTCCTCGGAGTTGATGACGCATATCACGGACTGACATCAACAGAAATACAGCTTACACAAAAACATACTATTGCTGTAACAAACACAACACACACGGTAATAAGCCAGAAAGCTCCACCTTATCAGCCAGATGATGATTATAACGTTAATCTTATTGAGCACAAAACATTGGCAGTACAAGGAGCACAGCACGGTCATACAGTAGATGGTATAACAATATCAGTCCGTTCTTACCTCGATATAGAGGATAATTTCATAGGACATACTGTAGATAATACCGTTCTTACCCAAAAACATACCCTATCAGTGTCCAATGCCAGCCACAGTCTTCTAATTGATGCACTTGGCGGTCTAATTAACCTACAGCCATACGGCATGGGCGGTGGATTCGGAGCTGTTGATGGATGGGGAATAGCAGAGTTTGGTTCAATAAACATTGAGCTTCCGCTAAACTTCCTGATTCTAGCCGATGATACTCTACACAACCTATCATCTGATGAACTGGATGTTTTCATTCAGATATTCAACATGATTAGGACTGGTGAATACATCAAAGACTTTGGTAATGCTGGAGAGGTTGGTTCAGAGTATACTAAAGACACAGGTACAATGCCTGTCAAACAGGGCAACTTTGGTCAAATCACCCCTGTGCCTGAATCGAATCAGGGCTTTTTCATAGTGGAGATGGGTACAAGTGGCTCTTACACACAAAATGGCAAAACTAATGGAATACTCACTTCTGGTAACAGTAGTAGCGGTTCTTACTCAACAGATGAGAAAGATACTGGGAATTACATTAAAATTAAATAATGAGGAAATATAATGGATTATACCCTACAAGCTCTCATCAGGCGAGTCCAGACAGACAAACTTGATGATGACGAGTTCGACACTGGTATCATAACTCGATTTATCAATGATACTCAGAGGGACATCTTCAACCAGTATGAACTGTCATTCCAGGAGAAGATATTCGCAGGTACACTGCCGTCTACTTCTACGATGTTCAATGTTCCATCTGACCTAGCATTACTGCAAAGGGTTGTACTCACAAACGGTACGAACGTTCAAGATATTACTAGTAAGTACATGCCTTGGAGAGATTTCGTACAGACTTACCCAGACCCTAGCAGCAATACCGCAGGTGATGTATCGAACTGGACTTCGTATGCTGGAAACATCATACTTAACTGTCCACAGGAAGACGAACAAACCTTAACGATGTATTACATCCGCAAGCCTGTTGTTCTTACTACACCTACGCAAGTACCTGAGATTCCACAAGAGTTTGAGGAACTGCTAGTTCTCGGTGCATACATACGTTGCTTGAAGTTCAATGAAGATAATGACCAAGCAGCTTATCACGAAGTTGAATATAACAAACTACTTGATTTATTGGTAACTCGGTATGGTGGCAGGGTTTCTCCTGGCTCTATAAAGATGGCTAACCAGCAAATCCGAATGAGGAGACGATAAGATGCCTGCGTATGATTTCGGTAGTAGAGGACAGGCTAAACCCCCACGTACCTCTCCACTCGCTCAGTTTCTACAGTTAGACTTGAAGGGGCTTGATATGGTCTCTCCAGTTGACTTGATGAAATCTGGTCGAACTCCATACGCTAAGAACTTTCGTCTTTACGCTCAACAGGCAGATGACCGACAGGTAGCTGTATCAAACCGTAAGGGTTCAGGGTTCTACATGAATCCACTGGGTGAGACTAAGACTCTCTCTCAAGAATCAGTTACTGGTGCTGCTACGCAATCTATAGGCGTTGTTCTGAATAACGTATTAGAGAAGTTCACTGCACCTAATAGTAATCGTCTATCACGACTTGACATCAAACTGGCTAACCCTGGCACTGGTCGGGGAACAGTCCTTGTCGAGATTTGGTCTGACAATGCTGGACAACCCTACCGTAAACTTGCTACTTCAAGTATCGAGAACGGTGATATAAGCGTTAGTGCAGACTACATAACTGCTAGGTTCATACAAGCACCTAAGCTAACGTCTGGCTCTACTTACTGGATTGTTCTTAAAGTGCAGGATGATGGAGCTGACGGTTATACCGTTGCTACCACAACAAACACTGCTTTGGCATACGTGTCGAATACTGGTGTAACAAGTCCTGTGGCTCAGACATTCAGTATCAACTATAAGCTATATACTACAGCAGAGAATGCCATCCGTGGTATCTATCGCTGGAATCGTGCTAATGGTGATAACCTGACTATCGTTGTAATTGGTACAACAATGTACTATGTCGATGAGGTCACTCACATGTTAGTTAGCTTCAAGACTGGTCTTCCAGCTGATGCAAGCTACTACTCATTTACTGATATGGACAACAAGCTATTCTGGGCTAACTCCTATGACCCACTTACAATGTGGGATGGAACAGTCGAAGCGAATAATTCGAACATCGTTACTAACGGTACGTTCGAAGTTGATGCAAGTGGATGGTTGAAAGTTACTAGTCAGATTGGTGGTGGAGTTGCACGAAGCACTGCACAGTTTAGAACTGGCGTTGCGTCACTAGCAGCTACTAAGACAGACCCTAACGGTATTACAGCAGGAACAGTCGTAAACTTTGAACAGGATACGACATACCACATTAGTCTATGGCTAAGGGTAGGAACTACTGGTACAGTTAAGGTAAATGTCACTAATGATGAAATATCAAGTGCTGATGTATATCCTACATTGCTACAAATTGGCTCTAATGTATCTGCTACTAGCACAGGCTGGACACAGTTTGACCTTACGTTTACTCCTACATCCGCTTACAAGTATCTTGTAATCTCTGGTGTGAATGCGGTTGGTACGGTATATATAGATGACGTAGTAATTAAGAAAACTGGATTCGGCTACATAACTGACACAGAGCTACCAGTTCTATCTCAAGTTACTAGTCATAAGGACAGGTTATTCGGTGTAGTCGCAGCAGACAAATCAAGGTTTGTTTGGTCTGAGTCTCCTGGAAACCCTACAGCTACTACTAACGCCAATACAGGTGCTCAAACAAATACAGTCGCAAGCCAGCAATGGTATCACGCCTGGAAGAGCACATCATTCTACTACGCTCCTAATCCTAACTCACCTTCACCGATTACAAGTCTGCAATCATTCCAAGATTCACTCTTTGTATTCACGGCTGACGGTAAGTATGTTTACTCAGGATACGACACAGGTAGCTTTATACTCCGAGAGTCCACAGGATTCGCTGGAGCTGTATCTGCTAAGTCTGTATGTATCACAAAGAACTTCATGTACTTTGTCGGTAAAGATGGATTCTGGCAGTTCGATGGTACGAAGGATAAGAAGATTAGCGAACCAATAGAACCCCTATTCCGAGCTATGACTAGCAGAGAAGATGTAACAGTAGCCGAATGGCAAAACCAAGTAAGGTTCTACATTCAAGAGAGTGGTTCTGCATACAACAACGCTTGTGTGATTTACCACGAAGGTCTTGATGAACTACAGTACGATACTGATACCTGGATTCAACAGGCTATACCTTACGATGATGCTGATGACAGCAACCAACTCATCGAAGTTAGTTCACTAGTACCTACAATGTATATTGCCGAACAGGAATACAGTCACCTTGGTATGCCTATCGACTTTGAATACAGGCTTAGTTATACTTCGCTTAAATCACCTGCACAAAAGAAGAGAATTAAAAAGTTCTTCCCATTACTGCAAGGAGTTGATACATCCTTCCCACTTACCGTAGGACTGGACAGAGACTTCCAAGACTCACCACGAACAAAGACTGTTAACTTAACGGTTGATGGTGGTACGTTCGGTCAAGACCATGAGTTCGGAGACGGACTTGAGTTCGGTGGTGGTACAAGTTTCAAACAACACAGGTTACGTTTCTCAGGATATGGTAACTACTGGCAAATAAGAGTAAGCCGTAAGGCAGTAAATAACCGAGTCGCTCTAGTTGGAGCACAATTCTCGTACAAGATGAAAAGGATATAACCCATGGGTTTAATTACTTATGAGAATCTGGAAGATGGTCAGAAGGTCACAGCGAATGTCTTCAACGAGCGATTCGCACAGATTGTCGCACAATTAAATGGAAACCTCGATGAAAGCAACTTTGCTGACGAAGGTATCTCAAAAGAAAAACTACAAGCAGAAATATATGAGTCTCTATACCCTATAGGCTCGATGTATGTTAACTTTACCGATAGTACCAACCCTGCTACCCTTCTAGGATTCGGTGTATGGACACAGATTGCAGGTCGTGTAGTGGCAGGTTACGATGCAACTCAAAGTGAGTTCAATGCAGCTGAGAAAACTGGTGGTAGTAAGTTCATGCAGAGACACAGCCACAGAATCAAACGTTCTCGCTGGTGGGGTGCTGACCCTTCAATCAGCTCTTCTGGTAGTATCTACGGTCAAACTAACACCACAACTCCATACGGTGAAGACGCTAATACAGCTGGTTCTGTACAGGCTATTCAAGACAGTGGTGAGGGTGAATCGGGAAACCTTCAACCGTACATAGTTGGTTACATCTGGAAGCGAGTAAGCTAGTATGTCTGTACCGTCCTATATAAAACTTAGTCCTCAAATGGATATGGCAACCTTGGTTAATGCTCTGAACAACAACTTTAACCAGGTTCAGTCCCAAGACAGGCGTAAGGTTATCACTGATGAAGATGGTAAAGACCGTATCGTTCTTGGTAAACAAGAGGATGGTACTTACGCAATTCGAGTGAGTGGTGTTGGCGATGACGTTGACACCGCTTCTCAGGATGAACTTGTTATGTCTTCCGACTGGAAGATGTGGAAGATTGTGGAATCTGGTAACGCCTATATGAACCCTACGTCAATCAGACGTTCTGGGACGCTGACATTAAACAGCACATATATAGGTTACACATCTAGGATATTCATTTACCTTCCAATAGTCAAAGAGCTATTAGCAGATGTGCAATACTTCACTGGCAAGGTTCAGTTATTTGTCAGGGAGAATGGTGATAAAGAAGACATCAAAGACTCTGGAATACTTTATAGGGACGACTCTGGTAACTGGTTAACATATAACCACACCTACTTCCTTGATAGGGACGGATTCCTTGTTATCCAGACAGATATTAGATGGATGGGTGGTTCTGTTACTATAGAGCCTCAGTCATGGGGACTCCCTGTCACTACGGCATACTGGGAAGTTGCCAACCCTACTCGTGCAGTACCTGGCGGTATGGGTGGTGGCGGTTCTCCGACTGGTAAGTATGTATACCTAGATAAGGTTGTGTATAACGGTAGCAGTGCTGTTCTCAACGGTGTTGATGGCAGTTCTAACCCAATAAGCATACAACCTGGTGCATTTGGGACTGTCAGTTCAAGTACATACCAGTTCTGGGACAATGCCGACTCATGGCGTTACCCTAAAGACCGACAAGTATTCGGTGGAGCACCAATCATTCTATAATGGTATTGACAAATTAATTGAAGTATGATATAATACACGAAGAATAATACAAGAGGAAAATAAATGGCTACAGCACCTATAGTGCAAACTCTCGACCAGATACAGGCTGAGTTGCAACCTGGTTATACAGCACAACGAGGGGTTATCCAAAAAGGTATTCAGAATACCAACGAAACCTACAAAGCCAGTGAGCTTGCACTGGACGCTGCTAAAACCGAGGGTTTTAATCAAATTAACGACCAAGCCACAGGCAAGGGCGTAGGAAGAGCTTTTAGTGGGCTTCCGATTGTCGAACAAGCAGACTATTTGTCAACTAAGTACCTTCCTGGTAAACAACAGGCTAAGGCACAACAGCAGAAAGACATTCTTACATTAGAAGGTCAGAATGCAGCACTTGATACTGATATTCGCAACAAAGCATTTGCTTCTCGTGAAACTCAGATTGGTGCTCAGAACCAATGGAACTTACAGCAGGCAGCACAACAGGCAGCAGCTGAGGCAGCACGTATTGAACGTGACTTCCGAGCATCACAGGCTGAAAAAGACCGTGCTTATCAAGCAGCTCAAGCAGCAGCTAACCGTGCAGCAACTGCAGCAGCACAGCCAAAAGGTATGTCTGGTAGTCAACTTAACAGTTGGGCTTCCAATTACGTTAAAGGGAAACAGGGAAGCGACAAGAAGATTTCACCTTCCGCATACTATGCTGGATTCAGTGACTTCTATACACAAACAGGTCTTGGTCAGGATGAGTACCAGGCTATTATGTCTAAGTACGTCAACACATCCCACGCACAAGATTATAGGTTATTTTAGGAGTTATTAAATGGCATACGACCCAATTATATACGGTGGCTCAAAAAGCTCCGTCAAAGGATATGCTTCATCTAGGTCAAAGTATTTCGATGAACTAGAAGAAGAACGCAAAAAGAAAGAGAAAGATACTATTGCCTTCGGTAGTTCTGACCCTAACAGTAAAGCTGCTAAGGTAGAACAAAGCAAGGGATTCTGGGGCGGTGTTGGCGATTTCGGTAAGGGGGTCGTTGAGGCTGGTGGAAATATCATTGGTGGTGGAGCAGACTTCGTTCAAGAAACTTTCAAAAGCGGTAAGAATCTTATCGAAACTGGAATTGAGCAGGGCAAAGACTCTAAAAACATCGAAGGTATTCTTGAGATTCAAAAGAAATACAAGGAAGAGTTTAATAAACTAGACCCCGAAAACAAACCCGAAGATGCTAAGGCTTGGGACGAAATAAACAAGCGACAAAAAGCCGAGATTGCTGATTTCGAGAAGAAAAACCCAAGGGGTAAAACAAACGAGTTACTCAAAGAACAGGCACAGCGTGAGAAAGATTTCAAAGCAGCTGGTCAAAGATTCTATAAAGGTGCTCAATACATTCCAGGCGTTAGCTTAGGTGTTGAAGGTGCTGGTACACTTGGTGCTCTTGCAACAGGTGATGATGGTGAAATTAGCCAAGCTCTTATTGAACTTACTCAGGATAAGGACTGGGACAAACTATCTGATGAAGAGAAGAAAGCTGCCCTAGCACAACGTAACATCGGTGGTGCGTTAAGTACCCTTGATTTATTACCTGTCGCAGGTAAAGTAGCTGGTACTGCAGTGAAGACTGGTGTAAAAACTGGTATGAAGTCTGGTATCAAAGCTGGTGTCAAGGAAGGAATCGAAGCAGGTGGTAAGGCTTACGGTAAATCTATCGGTAGCAAAACCATCAAAGAAGTGGCAAGCGTTGGTGCTGGACAGTTAGCAAAACAATCTGCTAAGTCTACCGCTGGCGGTGCTGTTCTAGGTGCTGGATTAGGTGTTGGTCTTAACGCTGTAATGGGTGGTGATGACTGGCAAGGTGCTGCTGTACAAGGTGCAGTAGGTGGTGCAGTCGGTGGATTCATCGGTTCTCCTCTTGACATAGATGTGAAAGCAGCTATCAAAGCATCTGGCAAAAACTCACTAGATGCACCTGACGAAGTAATTGATGCTGTCATTAAAGAGATTGATGCTACAGAAGCTAAGAGTGCTGACGAAGCTGCATACCTTGCAACTCGTAAAGCTGAGTTCGAACAGATTATGGCAAACCGTGCCGAAGGTCTCAATGACGATGGTAGCCGTATTATCAACCTCGATGAAACAAACAAAAGTCTTCAAGACATGCAAGCTGGAAACTATGCTGATGACCTGTATGATGTTACCACAACTGATGGTAAAGCTGCAGACCCAGAGTTTATCCAAGCTGCTACTGAAAAACAAGTTGCCACACTAACTGCTAGGCGTGATGAGATTGCTGCACAAGTTGACTCAATCGAATCTCCTGCTGCTCGTGAAATGGCAATGGCAAATGTCAATAAGTTAGATGACCAGATTGCTGCTATAACTAGCGGTGATACTAAGGCTCTAATGGATACTGGTGATACTGGTCTAAGCCGTACACTAAACACTGAAAGGGTTCGTGAACGATTCGGACAACTCCAAGATGACTTGGCTGAGGGTAACTTCCGACAGCGACAGGCACAAATGGAAGCCGAGGCTCGTACACAACCTAGTCGTACATTCGACAGTGTTAGTGACGATATAGACAACCTCGGTGCAGGTGGTGTAGCTCCAGAAGCTATAACCCCACGTGCTGACTTTGCTGATGTAGATGAAGTAGTTAGACATCCTAAACTGCCAGAGCCTCTCAAGAGACGAGCCATGTCGCTTGCTCGAGACAGGACTGAACTGCAGAAACAGTTAGACACTGTTATGACTCCAGAAAAGGCTAACCAAGCCCTGGATGAAATGGATGCTAAGTACAATGATGACCTAGCTCGTATAGATACTATGCCTGAGCCACGAAGGTCTGCCGAACTAGAACGGATTGATAGTGAGTACAGTAGTGCTTATGATGACATCCAATCTCAACTTGCTGCTGACCGTGATACAGTTAACCAACTTACTCGTGTAGAGGAACAAATCAATGCTAATATGGATGAGGTACTTGCCGATTCTAATATCATCAAAGATAGTAGCCCTGCCGACTTCGGTATTGTTGACCAAGAGCTTAACGCTAAGGTATCACAGGAAATCGAAGCTGAAACTGAAACTGCAATCTTCAACCGCATGTCGAATGAAGAAGGTGTTCCAGATGCTGAGAACGTAAGTAAGGCTTGGCTTGATGCTACTGACGAACGTATTGACGAAGGAGTTACATCTCCACAAGTTGGTGCATTAGCAGAAGAATCAATCAAAGATACCTTCACTAACGATGGTGTCAAAATGTATGGTGATACTGTTCGAGCACTAGATGCTACCTATACTGGACTAGCAATGTCATCTGCCTCTCATAACCTTGAGAAGGTATTTGGTAAAACTGGTACAGAACTATTTGGTAAGATTGTCAAGGGTTACGCTCATGTTAGTAAAGCTAACGAGCAAGTAGCCAAAACACTTACTCAAGTAAAGAAAGCATTCGGTGGCGACAAAACACTGTACGCAAAAGCTGTTGATGTTCTCGAAGGAAAGGCTGTAGACCTAAAAGACTTCTCACCTGAACAGGTAGAAGCTATTGGGAAGATGCGTGACCTGTATGAATACGGTGGACGACAAGTTCGTAAGCTGGCATACAATGACGTAATACACAACTTCGAGAAGCGTGTTGCTGATGGCAAAATAAAATACACAGTTGATGAAATAAAACAATTCGCTAAACGTGATGGTACGACTGTCAAAGTTGCTACCGAGAAATACGGAAACGTATCAGAGTTCAGTAAAACTGATATAAACTTCTTGGCTACTAACCGTGCCGAGAACTCTACTCTTGATAACTATTTCCCTCACATGTTTGACGAAAACGGACGTACTGTAGAGTACCCAGACAGTGAATACATCAAATCAAATGGTGACGTTCGCTTCGGTAACATGCTCCACCGTCTTGTTGACGATGATAACTATAGTCGAGACATCATTGATGTTTCTGCTAGATACTTCTCTGGACTTAACAAGAAGGCATACCTAGAGCCTGTACTCCGTGAACTAGATAATGCTAAGTTGGCAATTAAAGCTGCTGACTCTGACGCAAACGCTGCATGGAAATGGATTGACAAATACCAAGCACAGCTTAAATATAATAAGCAGGATGCAGTTGGTAAGGGTGTGAATGAATTAGTCGATAACACTAACAGGGCGATAAATAAAAAGATTGATAAAATACAATCTAAATTAGACTCTGACGATAGTGGCTGGAATAGCATGATTGATGCAACACTCGAAAAGATACGTCCAAGCAGTGCTAAGATTGGTGAGAACCACTACAGGAACTTGCTATCTACACAGCGTCAAATCAGTACACTAGCTGCACTTGGTCTGAGTTTCAGGAACGCTATACAGCAGACTACTCAGGTTGGTACAACCATTGGAAACCTTGGTGTAAAAGATACAACAGTTGGTATGGTTAAATACCTGAAACAGCGGTTGAATCCTACAACAATGAAACAGTACACACAACTACTTGACGAACACGGTATTACAAATGCTGGTATCGCTCGAGAAGCGTACTCTGACTTGTTGGCTGATGGTATTGGTGGTGTTACAAGAAGTAAGGGTGCTAAACTATCAGATGCCCTTATGATTATGACACAGAAGATGGATGAGTTCGCTCGAGGTTCTACCTACGAAGCATCTCTGACAGCTAACCTTAGAAATGGTATGCCACGTGCCAAAGCAGAAGCATTAGCTACGGCTGACGCTGCAAGGATGAACTTTATGACCTCTAAGGTGGATATGCCTGTTGCACTTAACGGTGACACAGTACGTTCACTCTCACAGTTTATGACATTCTCCTACAAGCAAGCGGAAGCATGGAAGGACTTAGGCATCAAGGCAATTAAGAATCCAGAGACTGGTCAGTACCAACTGCAACCTAAGCAGATGAGTAAGTTGATTCAGATGATGGCATTCTATGGTCTTGCATTCGAAGGTATGTCACAGGTAGCTGGTATCGAACCAGAAGATAACTTGCCGTTCTACGGTAACATCTTCGGTGATAGCGGTATCCCTAAATCTCCATTAGTTAGTACACTGTTCGGAATGAATGAAAACACCCCAGGTCTACTAGACATTGCAGGTGGACTCATCAATCCAGAAGGTGACTCCGACTTCGAGAAAGAGGAAAGCCGTAATGCTACATTCGAGGACTTTACTAACTTACTAGTCAGGAGCTTCGTTCCAGCTGGTAGCCAGATTAAGAAGTCGGTAGAGGGTTACAACTCTACGCAGAATGATGGTGTAGTGCTTAGGGATGACCGTGTACGGTTTATCCAGAACGCTAAACCAGATGACATGCTCAGGAATCCTGTACTCTTTGGACAGTATGCAACTGATGACGGTAAGGAATGGGTCGATAAAAAGTTCCCAACCCTATCCGAAAAACAAAGTGAAATACTGCAAGAACAGAAAAGCCAAGAAGCAAAGCAACGTGCTTATGACTTCTACTCTGGTTTGAAACCTGTCGGCACTAAGAGTAATGTAACTCCTAAAATTAAGGACATTATGAAGACTCAACCTGCAAAGGCTGAACGTCTCATACGCTCCCATAACGAAGCAGTTCAGAAAGCTGTAGAGGCTTACACTAGCCAGTACGGTGAACTATCTGAATACGAACAGGATTACTTGATGCAGAATTACCTCATTACAAACGGCACGTTAGAAAATATGAGTGAGGATTAATATGAGTAAAGAACTTAAAGCTGCACTAAGGATTGCTAGACCGAACTTAAAAACGGTCAGCCCCTTAACATATTGGGTTATGCTGGTGATGAGTATGTTCAACTTACTCTTCGGAGCATCACTATTTATAGCGTTCGATACTTATAGACTAAGCCCCCCACTACTTATCGTTAATGACTTCTTTAACTTTAAGTTCTGGGGTATAGTCTTCATGGCAATCGGTATAATGAAAATATACTCACTCTGGAAGAATGACTGGGATTTATCTCGCCATAGTCTGATGGTCGGAGTTGCTGTCAAAGCTATGTGGGCTGTCGCTTTGGTTATAAGAGCATTAACAAGTCCTGGTACATTACTGGTTGCACTTTTGTGGATTTCTCTAGCAGCTATCCAGATGGGTACATACATTTGGTTCATGCCCCCAGCAATCGCATCATATAAGCAGCGAAGGGATGATAGATGATTACAGAACCAATAGCATTATCTATCATATCCGCAGTAAGTGGTGTCGTTATCGCTTACATTGTAAACGTTGCTGCCAAGAAGGTACAAGATACCAAAAACAAAAAGCAACCAAAAGACCGAATGGAACAAATGTTTGATGGGTATGAGAGATTGATTAGACAAAAAGACGCAGAAGATGACCGCAAACAAAAATATATCAAGGTAATCGAGGAAGAGCTACGTGCTACTAAGTTACACGTACAGGCACTAGAAACTGCACTAGCTGCTACCAGCGAAGAGCTGGCTCGTTCTCGTGAGGAAAGCATTGCGTTCCAACAGCAACTTGATGAAATGCGTAAAGAATATCAGATTAAGAAAAGGGAGATGTAATGCAACTTAGCGACATAGTTCTCTACTGGTTTCTGTTTGTATCAGTCAGTTCAATGATTGGTGCATTTACAGGAACTTTACTAGCATTCGGTGCTAGAGCATTAACTAAGAAATGGATGGATAAATAAATGGCTAAACTACAAGGCGTTCCGTTCTATCAAGCGAATAGGTCAAACTATTCCGCAGGACGAGAACAACCAATACGCTATATAACAATCCACCACTCTGCAGGATGGGAACAAACACTACGATACTTATGGGCTGACCCAAATCGTAATGGTAGTTCTCACTTCTGGGTAGGTAACGCCCACATGGAACAATATGTGGACACAAACGATACTGCCTGGACTAATGGTAACTGGCGTTCTAACAACGAAAGTATTACTATCGAAGTCCGTGGAGATTGGCGTGGATACTACGACCAAGCTACATTAGACAACCTCGGTAGACTGTTGTATAAATTACGACAACTCTATCCTAATGTTGCTATCGAATACCACAAGAGAGTATCAGATAAAATTACCCTCTGTCCTGCAGACTTGTACGACAAGGGTTATGCGAAGGTAGTATGGGACACTGTATCAGCACAACTGAATCCAGCAACCCCACCTGCACCATCGACACCTATTGAATACACAAAGATTACCCCTAAGCGTATAAAGCTAAAGGTCGCAGCAAACCTGTGGAACTTTAACTTCTCTACATGGGGAAATGCAAAGGCTATACAACCCTATGGTCAAGGAAGTGTCATTGATGTCGTAGCAATAGCAAAGAATGCTCTAGGTGCTAGATACTACATGACTGCATACAGTTACAATGAAGGTAACATCCGAGCAACAAACGGCTTCAATGTCGCTGATTGTGAAGACTATGTACCTCAAGTTACGCAACCACCTACCGTAGAGGCTAAGTGGGAAGCTATGCAGACACCTCGTAAGATGCGTCTATTAGTTGCAAGTCGAGTTACTAATTTGGACAACATGACCGAAACTGGTGATGTTATACAGGTAGGAACTGATATTGACTTAGTAGAACTTAAAACCGTTAAACCTGGTGAAGTATATGCACGTTCTAAGTGGTCGAGAGACAACTCAAAGAACTTTGGTATACGACTTGATAGGTTTGGAGAAGTACCAGCTACTACCCCAGAACCACCACGAGAACCAGTACCAGAACCACCTATTGATGTAGACCCTACAACTCCAGGTGCTGGTGATGTTGTTGAGCGTCTCAACTTCATTGAACGTATTCTAAAACTCATAGCTGAAAAGCTGGGTATAGATTGGAAGTAACATGTCAGAAACAACTGAAACAGTAATTCCATTTGAAACAGTTCGTGTCCCCAACGGTGATAAACCGAAGGGGCATGAGCTAGTAGTATCGGATGGCGTTGATGGCAAGCGAACCGTTGTCAAGAATGATGATGGTCAAATCATTAGCGATAGAACAGTCCATGCTAGAAACAAGGTAGTTTACTTTGGAACTAAAGAAGAGGGTGAACAGACTGATAGTCTTTCTACAGGAAATGCAAGCGATAGCACAGCTGGAAACAGCACTGAAATCGTTTCCACCCCTGAGTCACCTCAAGAAGAAACTTCAAAAGACACCCCTGAAAAAGATGAGACGGATAAAGACTCATTCGTACCCGCTGAAACGTATAAAACGAATCAGACCCAGGGGCGTTTCTCACAAACTAAGGAGATTTTTAACGTGAACGTTACTACACTAAAGAAGGCTGCACTGGAAGCTGGACGACTCTTAGTCCTGGCAATCCCAGGTATTTTAATCACTGTACTTACGGACAACCCAGAATTGGGTGGTTCACTAGGTGCAACCATCCTGTTAGTTCTGAAATCACTTGACCGTGGAATCCACGAAGACAAGTCAACCCAGACTACAGGTATATTACCATTTTAATAATAATATAAGGAGATTCTATGAATCTATTATTCGGACTATTAGCTGGCGTACTGGCATACTTTGTATCGCTTCTAGTATTTAACCAGCCAATATCAGCGTTAATTGGTATAATTGTTGGTTTAGTAGTTGCATTTGGAATGCCAAGCAACCGCAAACTTTAACATAAAAAATAACCCCCAAGGATTAATTTCCCTGGGGGCTTTTTATTTAGGCTTTTTCTTGTCCTTCAACACCACGTTTGATGCGGTCTTTTGTACGTGCCTCGAGCCAGTGTGTGGCTTCTTCTAGTTTAGTAATAGCTAGGCTATTCTCACGGCATGGAAACTTTGCATTTAGTTCTGCAATACGTTCACGTGCCACTTCAATTACTTCTTCGATAGTAGCACCATTAACGCCATTCTCTGGAACGTTACCTTCTTGCCACTTTACTTCAATAAAATTACTCATTTTACTACCTTTAATCCTTTAGTTTTTCCATCATAGTTATTAACCGCTGTGACATGCTTTGGCTCTAGCCAACTTCCATCGGGCAACATCAAGTCGAATGACGTAATGTTCTTAACCATGACTGGTTTATAATCTACCTTTGACTTCTTGCCAAGTATCTTATCATAGTTACTTGTCGGTGGTCGGTAAGGTGCTTTTGCTAGTATTTGTTTTACTATACTGCTGTAATCAACGAAATACTTCCTAAGCGGTACAATAATTGCATTACGCTTATTGATTCCAAGTTCAGGTAATACGGCAATGTCTGTTACGACCAGCGGTATTCCCAGTGTCATAGCCTCAACTATAGTGTAACCGAAGCTCTCTGTATCCGATAATTGAACAACGAAGTTTGCCTTCTTCATTCTTTCAAGGATAGACATGACTGGCTTCTTGAATGTCACATTACTTGAGAACCGTTTAGTAATCTTCTCGTCACTGTAGGATGGAGTATAAATCTCCCAAGTGTATTCGATACCAGACAATGCTAATGTAGTGTCTAGCTTCACCATACGCTCGAGTCCTTTTTCCTGTGTTAGTCGTGTAGCGGATATAATTTTGATTGGTTCTTTCGGTACTTCCCATGATAAAGGATTGTATAGAACCTCAACCTTGCGTCCGAACAGTTTCCCTGCAGAAATAGCTGCCTTACGTGATACCGCATATACTTCATTGACTTTAGGAATGAGTTCGTCACCCTTGTTGAAATTGTATCGGTGTCCATAGTCTGCATGAACGACATGAATCTTACGCTTTGCTTTAGTGGTATGAAAGCCAAGAAAGTCATAGCACCATATAGCGGTGTCTACTTCTATATCTTGACCTACATACTCTTCGCAACGTACCAACCGCTGTAACCTTCTAAGCTGTTTGTCATCTGCATTATCGAAGTAAATCGTAATGTCGTGAGTCTTGCCCCAGCGTTTAGCTATATTAAACAGCCAGGTTTCGATTCCACCAGATGGATAAATACCATCTCTGAATATACCTATCTTAGCCATAGAACTCTCTCATTAGTTTCTTCGTTATGTCGTGGTTAATAATTCTCTGACCCATTGAGTCATAGGCTGCCACGATGTTTTTGTATGCTATACTCTTGAGACCAACTGGAGTATGGAATGAACCATACCTACCAGTCATGCCCCCTTTGGCTTCCCCAGCATAGACACATAGAATAGCACCTGCCTTACTCCCCCAGACGCATACATCACCTGCGGAAAGCCTAGCACCGTATTTGTCTCTTTTTATTAGGGATTCACGCAGCCTGCTCATTAGTTTGCTCGATAGACTTTAACGTTGTCGGCACATACCCAAGGGGCTGCTACAACTTCGAAGTTCTTTTCAGTCTGGATATTGAGCTTAATGCTCTTATCCTTAGCTGCTTCGTTTACTAACTTAATGTATGGTGAGTTAGGTGGCAAGCAGTATGAGCTTCGGTTCTCTTCCGATACATAAGTATCTTCAGATGCACGGATGCTAAAGTGTGTGTTACCACTGATGAACGTGTTGTTCTTTACGTTGTATGCAATACCTGAAACGTTCTGCTCTGAGATAGCAATGCGAATACTAGGGAGAAACCAGAACAATCCCCATAGCACTGCAAATGTTAATACAAATCCTGTTAATACTTTCATTAGAAGTTCCCCTCTGCCACTTGCAGACATTTAAGACCAATCCTTCTCCACATATCTACTACACGGTTACGGTCATCAAGTACAAACTTGACATTGAATCGTGGCTGTACGTGTTTGCGGAATAGTTCTTCTTTAATTATTGAATCTTCTCGGGTATCACCTTCTGCACGAGTATAAATCTCGTCATAGTCAACGCCCATTGCTTCTAACCAGTCTACTGTTACTTGCTTATGCTCCGCACTACGTCCAGTAAGAATGATGACTTTATATCCGTGGTTATAGAACATAGCTGTAATTACCGATACTGCGTCATCTAGTGAGTCGTTCATGGCTCGGCTTGCGTCATAAGGACTGCGACCATCTGCGATATGTGCTAGAGTACCGTCAATATCTACAATGATACACTCTTCTTTGTTGTCATCGTATTCAATTACTTGTTGTGGTGGTTTGATATATCGTTCGTACATCGTGTAGATTACTTTCTCAGGAACTGGTTTCTCACGAAGTGCATTACGCTTGATACATTCCTTGACATCTACATCGAAGAATCGAATCTCGAAGTCTGATAGGAACTCACCTGCAATAGACTCAAATGCTATCAGATGTTTAGGGTCGAGGTTGGTGTCATCGACTACCACATTCTTACCCTGGACTAGTGAGGAAATAATAATCTCGTCACGTAGTGATAAGACATAACTTTCATTCTCTTTACTGAACTTACTGTTGTTCAGCATGGCTCGTAAGTCATCTTTGTTCACACGAACCCATCCTTTATTAGCCAACTCCTTTGCGTAGGTAGTTTTACCAGAACCTGGTAATCCTCGCAAGGCTAGTAGCTTAGGACGACCTTGTGCAACTTGTCGTTCTCGACTTGTATCAGTTAGTGTCATCTAATTTTCCCCTTAATTCTTCTAATACTCTCTTATTTTCCCCTGTAGCAAAGGGTAGGTGAAACCACCCAGCACCTTTACTAGCAACGCTGTAAACAACGTTAGGAATCGGAAACTTATTCTTTGCCTTCATTTTCACTCCTATATATTGCTACCCTTGCCATGTGGTCGGCTGTTAAATACCGTGACCACACTAGCTCAGATTCTGGTGTTAATGACCTGACTATAACTCCGTTACTGTCGAGGTGTTCCTGGTACTCCAGGTTGGGTTTCTGAGGTCGAGCTATGGATTCCATCTTGTACCTCTAACCTTACTGGCAACCTTCGCAATTCAGGCTGTCCTGTGGGTCGATTATCGCTGTCAGGTTCTGAACCCTCTGCTTTTCGCTCACAGTCGCATCCTTCATCGCATCCTCGATTTGCTTCAATTTGTTCTGGGTTTCTATTTCGTTCATATTGCTCCTTCATATCGGCTAAACGTTTCTGTTCTTGTGTGTCGTTGTCGAGTCTGTCAGCCACAAGTGTAGCGTAACCTGCTATGTCTCTCCATGAATCTGAATAGTGATTATCACCATTGTAGATTCGAGCAATCTTATTGACAATCATGTGCATTGCCTCTAGTTCATCTGGTGCAAAGTCGAACGTATTCTTACCTGCCATCTCCATGCCCTGTCGAAGGACGATGTGAAGTGACTGTGCTATCCGTGCCTGTCCCATAAAAACTCCGTAACGTGTTCCACGCTCTTCTAATACTTCGGCTGTGCTTTGTACCATGAGTGCTCCCCTAATTCTAATACTATTTTAACTTGTACTTCATCTTCGAACTCGTGAACCTTCACGCTGAATCGTCCACTACCACATTCTGCACTGCGGAACTCTTCTTCTGATTTGTAGAAGTATTCGAGTGCTGAATCAGTTAGTCGTGTGATACAGTCAACTAATTCGTTAAGTGATGGTGGTGTCTTTTCACCGTATGTCCATCCATATAGATTGAACAGCGGTGCTGCTCGTTCGGCTGCTGAATGAATCTTATCATAAAGCATATCCGTTGTAATCCTGCTAATTGTCCCCATTGATTTCCCCTTTTACTAACTTCTCTTTATACCACTGGGCTAACCCATGAGTGGCGTACTTCATTATGTCACCCTTGTAGATGGCATAAAGTTGGTCTTTAATGTTCTCTTTCTCTTCGGTTTCAATATCGACATATATCTCCTTGAGTAAGCCACCAATATCTTTAGGTGTTCCAGTGAGTTCACCGTTTTCCTTTAGATGCTGGATTGCTTTATTCCAACGAGCTTCTGTACGATAGTTCTCCTTCAAGACATCGAACTTGCCTTTACCAGTATTCAATCGTGTCCAGTCTTTATTGTGGACTTCCTTGAATGCTTCTGTAACGTATTTACCTGACATAACCGATAACGGTATCTGTCCCAAGAACAACCAAGGTTTGTAAGCCTTTACGACCACACCTTCAATGTTCTGACCACCGAGATAGCTAGGAGTGTCTTCTACCATCTGTAGAATCTTATCTTGACTAATCTCACCACGGAATAGCAGTGGAACTGGGTCAACATCCAACTTCTCGCTCCATTCCACTATGGAATCATAGTTGAGGAACTCTCTTGTCTCTGCCACATAAACACCGAACATTGCGAAGAAGTTCTTTGGTGTCCTGTCATAGGCTAGAGTAGAGTGTCTTGGTGTACCGAGCGTTTCACCGTAGAAGAAGATACCTTCTGGTAGTCTATCTGCTATCGAGTGAACATACTCAAATACTGGTGCGAACAACTTATCTGGTTCTGAGAACTCACGCCCCTTTGAGCGAGTGATTACTTCACCATCTATCTTACCGAAGGAGAACTGTGAACCGTCTAGCTTCTCAGTAATCTCCACCTCACCTTCGAAAAGGTCAAGGATTTGTTTGTCTCCTATGTGTAGGATTTTAGGGAATGCTGCTGTCTTACTCATTTTATCCCCATGAACTTCAATAGTGCTGGTTCAACACATGGTAGAAACTTCTGTGTGAAGTCTTCCTTGCCATCAAACTCAAACTCATTGTATTCAGTTGACCTGTATGATACTCTACATACCCCTACATTGTCCAAAACGCCCCTGGATGTGATTTGATTTGTGCGTTTTTTTGTGTTATAGGTATATGAGACCGTCTCAGTCTCAGTCTTGATGAATATCTTCACTATTTCCCCCTATGAACTTAATTGGTGTTCCGTCTTTTGGTAAGTGACCGCTAAAGTCCCAACCGTACTCAGCGTAACCGAGATAGCTTCTTTCTTCCATCTCACCTACTAGTTCATTCATCGAGTCTGCTTCGACCATGGCTGATTCATAGTTGAGTACCCTGTACCCAGCTTCCGCATCATCACCACCCATCTCTGCCATCTCATCCCAACCGTAGAACTTGCCGTTGTGTTCTTTACCAATCCATACATTATTCGCTGACATGACCACCCCTTCTAACTGTGTAGTTAATCATTTTGTATAGCTTTACTTTGTCGGTATGTGCAATATCACAGTCTCGAGTGCTGTCCTTAAATCTAAGACTAGCCACAAACCCGAGGTCTGCATTCTTGCATATTATTATTGACTCAACTCCCATATCGTTCCTTTCTAATATGTTACTATATATCGTATCTGTTCCCTGCTCATGCCTGATTCATGTAACTTGATAATAGCATCTATTATCTTCTCGTCAACGCCACGATTCGCAGCATTTTCTTTTGCAGTTACACATCTCAGGTTATAAGAATTGAAGTTTGTCTTACACTTATCAATATGGTCAACATATAGGTCATCGCTGTACTCTTCACAGAATGCCTCGGCAACTAATCGGTGAACCAGAAACGTTTTCGGTTTCTTATCAACCGACAAACAAATAGTTGGATAGCCACGCTTTGTAGTATAGTTTATTTTCATTTCACGAGCAGTAGTCCTGTTAATGATGATGCCGTGTTCATCTATACTATAGTTAGGTGCTTTATTTATTACTTTCCGCATTTATAAGCTCCATAAGTTTTCCTGGCTGCCAACCAACCACAAACTTCTCCCAGTCACCAACGACTGTTATCGGAACAGTTTGTGCCCCAGATTTTGTTATTACTTCTTGACGTAGTTCTGGGTTTTCACTCACATCAACGAAGTTGTACTTGACTCCTTTCATGTCAAATAGTTTAGCTACCATCGGACAATATGCACAAGTCGGTGTTTTATATATAGTTATCATTATTTCTTCTCTATCTGTCCTGGTAGAAGTATCTTCTTCCCAGTATGCAGGTAATGTAATAGCTGTGTAGCACTCATTCTGTTTTCTCCTCGTAAGTTACGTTCACTTTAATTTGCCCGAGTGGGTAACAACCCTCATCTTGCAAATATCGGATATAGTATTCTGCCTCTCGTAGTTCTTTGATTAGAGCCGTCTTGTACGCCCTTACCGCAGGTAGTAGTTCACGTGGATATTTATCCTGTGACCATTTACCCTGTGCTTCTAAGGCGAAAGTATCTTCTCGGTCTCCTTGAGTGACAAAAATAGATGGCACAAGTTTGGCTAGGACGAACTTTTTATCTTCTTCCTTGAGTAGCTCCATCTGTTCACGTAACCACTCAACACTAAACTCTTTTGCCATCTGTAATCCCCTTTCGTTATGCTAATTCGTCTGGAAGTTCTCCATAACCGCCTAGAATGTCGTTAACTAGGTGAACTGTTCGTTCAAGTTCTGAATACTTATCCAGTAGAAATCCTTTATAATCTTTCAACTGTTCTGGAGTATACCCTTCGAGTATATCACGTTCTGTCATTCCTTCGAGGACAGGTTGTACCCATACCTCACCGTTCTTAGACTCCATTTACAACTCTCCCTTTCTTTTTAATTGACGCTTCCGAACACCAACCACCACAAGACTGACACTGATAACGCTGACTACTGCCAGTACGCTTTCGGTTAAAACCTCGTTTATGTAGAGATGTGCTACCACATTTAGGACAGATAGCATCCCGACCATCAATATCACCAAGATTAGGATGGGAAGACATAAAAGGAAGCATCCTAAGATAAATCGCTTCAAGAAGTCTAACATCCTGGTCATTGTACTCCTTCATTAATTTAACGGTCTTGCGACTCGGATTACCTGACATGAAGTCATCTTCCAGGTCTGCGTAACCTATTGATTGTTTCCTACCAAGTCCAAGAAACTGCCCAAGGTCATCGAGCGAGTTGCTGTCGAATCTGAACCAACGCTTGGCTTCACGTTTAGTATCGACTGTCTTCCGTGGCTTTGGTGGTAGGATATTTTCAGTGACGAAGAACCTGTTAGCCATCTTATCGTCAAAGCTGCCACCATTGTGTGCGATAGTAATATCCGCACTATCGAGTAGTTCTTGTAAGCTCTTGACAAAATCGTGATACGTTTTGAAATCGTACCGTGATACAAAGTGGACACGTTTTTCCCCCAATTCTTTCCATGAGTAACACATGAGTTCTGATTGCTTGATAAACTTTACAACCTTGAAATCCCATCTGTTACCGTAGCCTTCTACACCTGTGCGACTTGTTTCCAGGTCATAAAGTATTATACGGCTCATTTATTCTTCTCCAGGTATTCTGACGCTATGTCTTTATAGTACAGATACCATTCGATAGCACGATTGCAACGTGAACATAAGAGTCCTCGTACAGCACCTGTGTCATGGTCGTGGTCAACTGCTAATTTATATCTAAGTGGTTCTGTTTTGCATATTGCACACAAACCATTTTGTTCGATGAATAATCGTTCGTATTCCTCTATTGTAATACCGTATTCTGTGCGGTAGCGATATACCCGACACTTCTCATCGTTACAGCTCCTGCATCGGACTTGAAGACCATCGGTTCTGGATGCGTCTCTGGTGAAACACTCTATACTCAGTGACCGCTTGCATGTAGCACAGGTCTTCATTATTTTACTCATTTGCAATCTTTTCCAAATCTTCCTGAGTTGCCTCATTTATTAACCAGAGTTCTCTTTCATCTGGTGCATTTCTATTACTCATCTAATTATTAATTCTCCTTTGTATTACCATACAGCTACCAACCAATTCGTCCGAGTTCGGCTAGGTTTCCCAGCCCAAAGACCAGCGATTAACTCTGGTGGATATAAAACGGAATCACGTACGCACACGTTATCTCTTATCTTCTCCAGTTAAGGCTATTTCTACGGAACTGTCATCAACAGCTCAACGGAAATCTCGTTTGGCTGACTTACGCCTGATTGGTATGTGTATGGTGTCGTGTACGGAATCGAACCGCTTTTCACAAATAGTGCTGCAATCCAGACGCATGTGCGTATTGACCATTATACTAGCACGACATATATTTGGTGGAAATGGTTTAATCATCTCCTATGTAGTTACTATATCCAGTTCTATCGTTGAATGACTTAACAGCATGGCAATTTGCACATAAAACTTGCAAGTCTTCTACGGCTATCCTGTCCATATAGACATTCATTACTGTAACATTTCCAGCATCAGCGTACTTTTCAACCCTAAGTATGGGTATGATGTGGTCTATTTGGAGACATCTAAAATCGTCTTCTCCACAATCCAAGCAGCTACCGCCAAGGAACTGTATAACAGTGAACCTTTTGATATAGTTTCTATTCGAAGCATCTATGCGTTGCACGTACTTCTGTTTTGTTGGGTCTTTGTAAGGCATAACCTCTCCATTATTTAATGGGGAAGAATGGTTACATATCCACCACTATGTTTTTACAGATAAACATAGAAACTATGGTGGAGCTAGAAGGAATTGCACCTTCGTCTTGCCAAGTTCCTTTTCAGGACTTAATGACAATCTAACTAATTTAGCCCCATTTGCAGGTTGACGAGTCCTACTCTCGACACTTACCCGTTCCAGTGCAGAACTTTACAGACTGGGGACTAGCTTTCACGAATCGGCTAGTGGCATATCTGACGGACTACTTAATTCACCCAAAGAGGGAATGGTGAGATTCGAACTCACGTGCCAACGGTTTCCACGTGTGGATTTACGGCTGGTCTAACCTATTCATTCCCTGGAACACCTTTTACTTGCTAGAGTGAGAAAAGGATAAAAAGAAACTATTAGGAAAAGGCTACGAAACCACCAACCAGCCTTTTTACTGGTCAAACCTTTATAGGAAATAGGGCAACTAGTATGTAGGGTTGCTCAATGGTGATTTTTCACACCGCAAACCTAGCCCCGAACCTCATCCCTCGAGGGGAAATAAAATGCCAGTGCTAGGACTCGAACCTAGTGTGATGCCTTACTAGAATATCATCCACTGACAGAAAGGAGACGGCTTAACGCACCGTTCGTGAGAGGCTATACCTCAGCGATGTGACTAATACCAATTCATGCGGTCATGGTGATTGAGGGCTGCTGCCCAAGAGCCGTAGCGACCCATAACGTATGAGTGCATCCAGCGTATCTGACACTGACCATCTGCATTTGGTGGCATTCCACATCCAGATTTACCACAAGGTAATTCTTGAGCGACTCCACAAGCGTCTGAACCACCTTGGTTATACAACTGAGGATTACAAGAAGCATTCTCACGCCTTTGTAATTCTATAGCTGTTGATAATTCTCCACCAGGTACTACCGATGCAAGCCAAGCCTGACAGTTTCCGTTCACTGCACCACCACCATTAGTAGTCCGTGCAGTCTTTGGAAGTGCTGGGGTTACTTGTGCTACCCTAGCTGCCTCTAGCTTCGCTTGCTTTATTCTTTTAACTCAGCGTTTTCCTGTTCTAACTGTGTAATCTTTTGTTCTCTTACTTGAACCTCGCTATGTAGCTTGGCTTTTTCTGATTTTTCTTCTTCAAGTTGAGTTAAGGTTTTACTAATCTCTTGGCGTGTTTGGACGAGTGAATGACTTGTCTGTTTTAATGGTTGAGCGTAAACTCTTTCCACGAACACGTAAGCAGCTAGAAGGACTAGTGCCACAGTAAAGATAACTGCAGGTTTAGACCATTTGACGATTGTACGAATAAACGTCCTTTCGTTAGTTGACATTGGGTTGAAGTGTTAGTCTCAGCTAGTCGTGTTACCCTAGAGGGTGTACTGAGGTCTCTCTAACTCTTCTACTCTACTAGGTATTATATCAAACTCGAGCCAAAAAGTCAAGAGTTTTTTATAAAAATGTGTTGTAGTTATTACATATCACTTAGCCATCGGAAGAAATCGTATTGAGCTTGTGTTACACGTGGCTCAAAATATCTGCTGCCCTTCCACGAGTTGCACGAGCCATGTTCTGGCTGAATGTTAGTCGGGTCGAATACACGAGACGGTTCTCTTGACCTGGAGTAAATGTGACCGAGTGTGACTTCATCTGCGAGGATGAACCGTCCACAGTGTCCACAGACGTAACAACCGTTGTCGAGTGGTGGATTGTTTTTCTTCCATTTTTGGATGAACTTGAGCCATTCATGTGTCTTATCTCCCATTACATCTATTGTACTATTGTAACCACGCATCAGGAATCTCCCTTATAGCCCACTTGAAGCCGTTCTTTTCAGCCCATCCGCTTTGGGTCTGGCGTGTACCATCTTTTCTAGTTGCACCAAACTTTCCATCGCTCCAGAAGACAATTCGAATGTCTTTTTCTGGATGCTGACTCCTAACGGCAATAAGTTTACGCCTGGATGCACCATCGAAACTGCGTCCATTGCCTTTTGTTTCGATATATATCTTTCGTCCACTTCTAGTATGTAGAATGAAGTCGGGTATATAGTTTGCTGTAATAGTGTATGATAGACGTTCAGTCTCATATTCAAAATTGATTGATTGTCCTTCAAGATATTCTCCTGTTACAGTTTCGAACTTGTTCTTGTACTTATTTATACCCTTCTTCATAGAAACACCCCTGGGGCTGATGAGAAACACGAGTTTTTATTCAAAAGATGGGTTCGTATCCACCTTGGACTTTTCCCAACGCTTTTTAACATATTCTCTCGCTTTCTCACTAGTTAGGGTTTTTGCGAAGCCCTTCTTCACTCTACGCCTGCCACCTTTGCGACCTGCGTACTTCTTGATTAACCTAGCTGAGTCGTTCATCTTTACGAGCACCCTGTAGGTCAATGACACGAGACTTGATAGCGTCTATCAGGTCATGGCTGTCTGCTACAATGGACTTCAATTTCTCGTAATTGACTTTAGCTTCTGTGTAATCGTTCTGAGCCTGTATGAACAGTTCATCAGTGTACTTGGCATCACCTGCAGTCGTGGCATTGTGCTCAGTCTTGGCACGTAGGAATGCTTCTCCCTTAGCCTTTTGCATAAGGGTTTCCTTGTTCATTGCATCACGATGTGCAGATACCTTTTCATCCAAGAGTGAGGCTTTCAATGCACTGAGTTTTACCCCAATGTATGAAAGCACATCACCCGATAGACTTTTCAGAAACTTTTCGTCAGATAACTCACGATTAATCTTCATTATCTTTACGATAATATCAGCAGTTTCTTGAGTAGTCATATTAGATGTCCAAATCGTCTAGGTCTGGGCTACCACTGCCTGGGGCTGTTGTGCTGGGCTGTGCTTCTGCACCAAGTTTTTCGGATACTGCTTCGAGCATACCGATGATGTAGTCCAACTTATCGTGGGCTAGTTCCGTGCTGAGGTTACTTGTCCAATCTTCTCCACCACTAGGTTGACTAGTAGTTGCTGGTGCTTCTCCGAGAGGACGGCTGGCTGACTTGAAGTTGTAAAATGTGCCAAACTTTCCATCAACTTGTACGACATCTCCGTAGAGTTCATCGCCTGGGTGTATCTCATTACCAGGTTTCTTATTGACATTAATCCAACCTTTATCTCCTTGACCGTCTAGCTTTACTTTCCACGCATTGAACGTGTTGCCGTTAAGTTCGACTGTCTTAGGTGTTTTGTCTTCCTTGCTTACTGTTGCTTGGAATGCCTGTGTTACTTTATACGCTTGTGACATTTATTCGTCTCCTACTATTGCTTTAGTTATATCAATTACTTCGTGGCTGAACTCTTCCCAAGGGTTCTCACCTGTTACCAATTTCTCACCGTTCATCCAGTAAACATCTAGTCCTTCGACTGTCCAACCTGCACGTTGCAAGATGAATGCGTAGAATGAAAGCTGTAACCAGTGGTAGTCCAATAGGGTTTTACCCATGGTAGGATTCTCACCTTGAGTCAATTCGTAGAATGGCGAATCGACTAACTGATATTTAGTTTCATTGATGTCTGCATCAGTCTTAAAGTCCTGAATGCGGATGATACGTTTCTTTAGGTCAACAACCTTGATACGGTCAACAGACCCACAAAGTTTCAATCCCTTATCCCAGATGAACTCCTCACTGAATCGGATGTAATCACCACCAAACTTTTCGTGGAATGATTCAACGACCTTCTTCAATACAGGGTTTCGACTCAATGCTTTATTAGCACCGATAACTGGCGGTTTAGTTTTGAACTCTTTAACACTCTTGATTTTATCACCGAGTGCAAAGTTACGGTCATAGTTCTCCATTGCATAGTGAATGGCGTTACCGAAGTTAGTTGACGATAGTGAGTTAGTATCCCACATTGCCTGAATAGCTTCAATCTCTTTATCTGAAAGATTGTGCTTCTTCTTGATTGCTTCAAGAATATCTTTAGCGTTAAACTCACCGTAGAATTGTTCTGGGAACTTACTACCACTGAGATAACCTTCAAGACGCTTGTGACCATTGACTTCCTGTAGCTCGATGTTCTGACCGAGTAGTACACTATTGTACATTACAGGTTCTACTGTCTTTTTGCCACTGGCATCCACTACCTGAGTCAAGTAAGCAAGAACTGCTTGCATCTGAGCCTTGGTAGGTTTAGCTGTCTTAGTCTCAGTCTTAGCTTCTGTCTTAACTGGTGCTTCTTTAGGTGCTTCATTGTACTGTAGTTCGATGTTAACACCGAAGCTCTTACCGCTACCACCTGTAAGTGAAGCCAACTTGATTTGTACTGGAACATCTGCATCGAGTGATTTAGCAATTTCAAGATTCTTGTCTTTTGCTATGTAACCAATCGGTAGATATTCTTCACCAACCTGTACGTCTACTGCTACTGCGTTAGGGTCGTACTCGTTATCAGCCTCACGCCTTACACGTAATGGCTCATTCCCCTTGAGTGTCGAGATGACTGCCTGACGACCTTCAAATGTAACTCCTACTAGCTTACTGTTATACTTGAACAGTTTACTCATTTGTTTTCCTTCCTTATTATCATACTAGGTATTATATCAAACTTGGTCGTAAAAGTCAACCCTTTTTCCACAAAATGTGTTGTACTATTTACAATTCCTTATCTGGACTATTGACATTAGAAAGAAGTTATGGTATAATACCAGGTGTAGAGATTTCTTTGTCGTTACTCTACGCTTAACTCCTTTCTTTGAACCACTGAGATTCCCCTATGCTCGGTGGTTCTTTTTTTATTCCAAAACTTTGCTTTTCTCTTTCAGTTTAGTATCAATAGCACGTGCCACTGGACTTACCATTAGTGACCTCTGATTGAATCCCTTTAAGTGTAGAGTCTTTAGACTTCTCACCCTTGACAAGCCGACATATCCCATTCCTTCTACGAAAGCATTTCTGAGGTCAACCTCTGCACTGTCCAAGGTCATACCCTGCGACTTGTGTACAGTAATTGCATACGCTAATCGTATAGGTATCTGTGTAATAGCTGCCGTAACCTTATCGCCACGCTTGTATTCCCACTCTTGAGGATACACTGTTTCAGCATACCTACCACCAAAATCTACTACAGGGAATCCATCATGCGAGAATCCTGTAACTACTCCAATACTGCCATTAAAGAAGCGACCTTCTGGGTCATTCTTAACTGCCATTATTGTAGCACCCTCTTTAAGTCTGAGTATCTCTGGTGCTAGAACATTCTTTTGCAATATCTGCAAATCATTAAATGACCTTCCTCGACTTGTACGCAAGTAATAGTGTAAATCACCCTCAAGCTCATCGAGTTTCTGATTGTTGATGTTCTCCACATCTATGTTTAACGTGTATAGCCTAGTTACATTATCGGATGCCTTGTGTCCTATGCGACTTTTAAGAAGTAACAGATGCCGTTGATTCAACGTTCCATCACGCATAGCATTCAAGATGTCCTGTAAATCTGCATCGTCTTGCCTGAACTGTTCCTCGAGGTAACATACCTTGACATTCATGCGTTTCCAGACTTCACTAAACACTACGAACCTACCAGCACCGCCCTGTTTAACAGGTGGTAATTGAAAGAAGTCTCCAACTAGGATAACCTGAATACCACCAAACGGCTCACCATTCTCTCGAATTAGTTGCATGGCTTGGTCTACCATATCAAGGTTATAATCGTGCATCATACTGATTTCGTCAATTATCAGAACATCAGTCTTACGAATATCTTTTTTCCTAGTCTCACTCATAGTGTAGATATAGTCATCGTGTAGATGGTCATCAAGACCCATGCCAGACCAACTGTGAATAGTCTGACCACCAATGTGTGAAGATGCAAGCCCTGTTGTGGCTGTTACGACAACCTTCTTGTGTTGCTTTTTTGCTTTCTTCACAAACTCATTGATTGTCCAAGTTTTACCACTGCCAGCCTGACCTGTCAACAATACGTTATGACCCTCGAGCATTATCTCTAGTGCTCTTGGATATTTCATCTAATCCCTCAGTTTCTTTAGCATCTCTTCACATTTTGTTTCTGCTTTTCCTAAGCCATCTTCAATGAAATCGGCTTTAGATAATTCTTCCCTAAAAACTCTTAATGCGTACTCTATGCCACTAGCTACTGAGCTTGTTGCGAGCTTCATACCTGCTTCACGAATTGTTTCTGTCTTCATTAAATAACTCCTGCTTGTTTCTTACGTTTTCTTACCTGCCACCCCTGTTGTAACCATGGTGGTCTTTCTTGACTCTTAATATCTGGTGCAAGTCTACGTGCAATACCTAGTGCCGTATCAACATACCCTGGGGTATCATACTCCTTCTGTGGTACAATTAACTTGACAACCTTCAATCCATCATGTTCTAATACTTCGGGTTTATTGACAAGTTTATCAAGACCTTCGATAGTACCAGACAAAAGATTTCCCTGCCCGACATGCTCCACTCTTTTCCTTCTTGCCATATATCCCCCTTATCGTTTTTCAAATGTAATGTGCGTCTCGAACCATAAGAATGTTGTTTTAATACCATTCTCAATACGAACTGCTAGACCAAATTGCTTCCAGTTCATGTAAGTGTAAACACTGAGTGTGCTTTTCTTCTTTTCCGTTTTACTATGCTTAACTTGTGATTTTACTTTACTATCCATGTGTTTATCTTCCTTTCTAAAAAGATTACGCATCTTGCCGTTTATCTCCCCCGACTCCTCGTAGTATATCGGTTGCTTCGTCACTGTATTGTATCTCCTCTCTTAATGCTGTTATTGCTATTTCCCGAGTTAATTCACCCCTATCAACCATTGACATATAGTCTTCAAACCTTTTTAATCTATATTCTTTTACTTCTTCTTCACGTTTACGTGGTGATTTCCATTGTTCTGTCATTATTACCCCTATCTCCACCGTGGATACGATGGTATTTCTTATTGAACGCTCTGAGCTTTGGATACACTCCCCCCTACTATCCCCCAGCACAATCGAGTTACGATTATGTACTTCTGAGAGAAGTAGGAGAGAGTTTTTGATTTCCCATCGTTACGACTTCGCATCATCAACACCTAGAGTTCCCCTTGAGTCCTCTAAACATATATCCCGACCTGTACCCTACTGCACCTTTCACCTTCGTGAACGCCTGTACTAGGTTAGCCAACTGCTTAACGGTCATTGAAGGAATTGCACCTTCTCTACTTTCGTTGGATATACGCTCCATCAAAATAAGAGTTTCCCCTATTTATCATGTTGGTATTATATCAAACTTCGTCACGAAAGTCAATACTATTATTGTTGTAGAATATACAATGTGTACCATATACCCCATATAACCAGTGCTAACAAAATGTAAATGTACGGCTTATTATTTGGTTCTAACGCCATACCACACCTTTTCCCAGAACACATCATACAGTTCCAGAATCAAGCGGTTGCCAAACTCATCATTGTGTTCCCTAGCCCATTGAAAGCATTCTTCTTCAATTCCTGCCTTACCTGCCTTGCGACATCGTGCCAGTAACTCATCGTTGTTGTTAATGTACTTAATCACGTACTTGGTATTCTCAATCCTGAATGCTAACACGCCTTTGTAAATACTGTCCTTATTGCTCATACTAACCCCATCTTCTTTAGTGTCTTAAATAGTCTTTTTTCTGCGTCTGTCTCAGAAACGCCCCTGTTCCTGATGCGTTTTACGGCTTTGTTTTTCATTTAAGCTCCTCTACTGCATTTATTGCATTTTCCAGTGCTTTTTCATAGCCTTCTTGGTATCCTTCGTCATACCTATCCTCAAAACTATCAATTTCATCCTGTAGTACATCAATCTCGTCTCTAGCATGTTCTAGCTCAGTTGTCAAGTCCTGTACTTCATCTTCCAGTTCTGCAATTCTATCCCCATTATAGCTCATCATCATCTCCTTCGTTATTATATTCATCTGCATCCATTCTAGCTTCCATCTCCATCTCTTGCATAAAGTCCAGATGGTCTTCATAACATGGTTGACAATTTCTGTAATGCTCCTCGTCAAACCTGCTATGTGTCCCATCGTTTAGGTCTATCATAGGTAGTTCTCCCTTACCTTGATTACGTGCTTTACTACTTCCGAATCTTCCCCTTGGTCTTTTATCAGCTTTTCAATCAGATTGTCCCAACGCTCCAGCTCATCCAGTGTTAATGTTGCTCCGAATCTCCACGCTTCGTCAAAATCCTCTAGTGTTGTTCTGTGTAAATAGCTCATATTGACTCCTTAAACCTTTAGTGGCATAATAATGCCGTAACCTTTATTGTCGTTGCTCTTGTTCTCAAATACCATTGCCCCCAATTTGCCGTTCAACTTTAGTGTCAACCCACCGACTCCGAATAGTGTTTGTACCTTCTTCGCATAGTCTGCATTGAATCCGATTACATCAGATGGTGCTCCAACTAGTGCATTGTCTACTATGCTTTCAACTTTTGGAAAGTCCTCATCAGTATAGTGCATATCATCTAACACTTCTTCTGTCAAGTAGTCCTTACCTGTTGCCAGTTTGTACCAGCGTTCAATTTCTGTTCTATGTATAGCCCTTCCGAGTAGGTTCTTATTTTCTACTTCTAACATCAGCATAACATACCCATCCGTGCCAGTCAAGTACATTTTTTCACGATATTCTATAATCTTTACATTCTCTATAGTCCTTCGCATATTGTCTTTGCTTACAATATCCAGTAGTGCCTTGACTTGTTGTCGTTTTAGTTGTATCATAGTATTCCATTCTCCTTTAGTTCTTCGATTAGTTCACTACTACCTGTTGCCTTCGCTAACTGTTCAATAGCTCCTGTCCATTCTGCTAGTTCTCCATAGCTTAAACTCTGTTGACTTGCCCAGTCCTGCCAGTCTATTGCAAAATTGCGTACTGTATCTTCCATCTTATTTAACCCTTTCATAAATTGCTTCACCGTTACTAAATGTTGCTACTCTCCGAATCTGTTCCGTGTACATTGCTACACATTTTACTACTTTGTCAATAGTCTTCTTATTCCGTGTTATTTTCTCATCATACTCGTGATAGGGGTCTAACTCCTCAATCATATCATCACCTGTAAAGATGCCAAAACTTACACCGCTATAATATCCGTCATAAGCTGTTATAAGTGCAACACCTTTTCCGTCTTTGTCAAATACCGCCCAGTCGTCCCCATCCGTTGCGTTCACCTTGTCAACAGAGAATCCCTTGCTTGACAATTCACTCACAATGTTTTCTACTGTATCTGGATAGTCCCACTCGTTCTCTGTTTCAATCACGAATAAACCATGATTGCCACATTCTGTAAAGTTTGCCGTTGCCATTAGAATGCTCCTTCTCTTACTTTATTAGTATACACTTTCTTTTCTTCATCGTCAAGCCATTTACTTTTCTGAATTAGCTTGTATAATACACTCTGGTATTCATACGATTCCCAAGTCCTGTTCAAGTAGTTACACTTTACAGTTTCACCAGTATCTCGTCCGTTTGTCAATAGTGTTGCCGTGTGCTTAAGGCCATTGCGTGTATCTGATGATTCACATACTACACTATATTTATCGCTTAATGTAAATTGTCTCATGTCGTATCCTTTCTTATGTTTACTCTCTTAGTGTACCATGGGGTTAACCGTATTGTCAACCCCTTTTTGTAGTATTATTTACAATTCCCTATATTGTATCCTGAATCGTTCACTGTATCGTCCACCGTTGTATTCATTGCAACATGTACCGCAAGCCTTATTGCGTCTCACGTATGTTCTACCCCTGTTGCCGTGTTCATCACAATACGCCTGATACAGTTTACGTGGTGCTCGTTCTATGGTATTAGTATCTGTACTACTATAACATCTTTTCCCATCACCGCCAAGTTCTAGCAGTTTAGCTTTCCATACCGCATCATGTCCATGCCCTTCTGTCAAGGCGTGTGCAACCTCATGTAGTATTGTCAATCTTACACGTTCAACATCATTTATCTGTACTAGCTTAGTTGACAATTCAATGCTTTTATGTCCAAGCCTATTGTACCTATAGCGTCCAAATACCGATGTTAACCGCCCATTCATTTTTGTAGTTACATGATATAACTCGTGTTTGTCAAGTTCTTCTCTTAGCATCCGATGTGCTTCTGTTATATTCATATTGATATGATCCTTTCGTTATTACTTATGTTTACTCTCTTAGTATAGCAAACGGTTATTTAATTGTCAACCCTTGACATTTTAGCAATTTATTTTATCGTATCCGCTAGACAATTATATAATTATATTCTAGCGTTGCATGTCTGTCTGGTTGTCAATGTTCATAACCGCTTGGCTATACTCTTATACTACAGTATAGAATCAATAATGTCAACATAGTTATCCACAGTTTGTGTAGTATTATTTACAACTATTTTAACCTTTTGCTTCCATTATCTCAAAAAAATCCAGCTGTGTCAAGCCTTGTAATTTATAATATTTATGTTATAATAAACCGCCCGAATCCTGCTAGTTTTATTACATCACATAGTAGACAATACATCAACATCATTGCATAATATATATACCATAAGCACATCCTGTATTTATTACAACATTATTGACAGTCCGTCAATATCATTTTATAATATACAACAGATTACAACACAAAACACCCCAAGTGTCAAACTCGGGGTATCCTGCCAGTTTTTGGTTATGTTGCAATATCCTATATATGATGGTATACTATATACATAAGGCTATAACAGTAAAGAACCATAGAACATAAACTATAGCACCTGTCAAGATTGCATCCATCCAAGATTGTTTCATAATATACCTCATAACTACTACAGCTATTATAACATAAATTAACACTTCTAGCAATAACATATTATATCCTATTCCGAGCAGTTTATCAACTTGCTCAGGTTGTTATTTTATTATATAATATACTTATTATCGTTCAATAAACTTGACAGTTTCACCACATTGTAGTATAACTGCATCCTGATTGTATACGTGTCGAATCTGTTCACATAATTCAGCCATACCATCAAAGTCTAATTCTGTCAATACTTCAATTTTATACGATGGTTCACGTTCACCCATCCAAAAACCTACTACCTCATATAATGTAAATCCGTCAATACCTACACTCTTAAATGTATCAGCCAACATATACGGCATATTGTCAAATCGTGCCTGATTGACTTTAGCATTATATTCTGGTCTAATACTAGTTGCATTTATTGTATATAGTTTCATAATATATATCCTTATACTGTTATTTTATTATATCCTGTATACCCTGTTTAGATTATCGGATAGCCGTTAGATTGTAGTTATTTATCTATCAATCTTATGTTTATATAATAGCACGGCAGGCACGGCTTGCATAGTGTAATAAATACAACAGTAACTGTGGATAACTCGCACCGATTCCTCTAGGTATATTATAAAATAAGATAAGCGGTTTGTCAAGGCTTTAGCGGAATGGTCGTATGCTTATGGTTATTATGACATATAGTTGACATAACCACAAGAGGAATGTTTTATAGGTGTTTTTGGAAGTTTTTGTTTTTGTTGTAATTTTTACGTTGTTGTTATTATGGCAACGTGGGGTGGGGTAGGGAGCGACAAGAGTGTTGTGTATACTACATCATCTGATACATATATGCGACCTAAATATACAAACCCTAATTTTCTAAAAGGTAATGACTCCCCCCTCTCTGTTATAACATACAGTCTGAATGAAAGGTATGGACTAATTCAATTTAACTATTGACTTTTCTACAACAGTATGGTATAATACCTGTATGACTGAAAAGAAACCAAGTAAAAAAGGAAAGAAGTTTGGTCTCAGGAAGCAAGGTGAGAAAGGTGTTACTGCCCTAGACGTAAAGTCTGGGAAAGTAGTCTCTAAGAGAGTCTACGCAAATCAGTGGACTAACTCGCCACAGCAGAACGAGTTCCTTCGTTATTACCTAGACCCAGGAGAAGAAGAGACCTGGGGCAATGCTTATCTAGCAGCGACAAAAGCTGGATACTCTGATAGTTACGCATCGAGTATAATGAACGTAGCACCACAATGGATACAGCAGGCACAGAATATAGTGAAGCTGCAACCAGAACACTTGAAACAGGCACTTGTCAGTATAGCAGGTTCTAAAATGGAGAAGGCATCTGACCGAATCCAGGCAATCAAACTGCTTGGTATCGACCAGGGTATGTTCGTACAGAAACAGCTTGTTGGACATGTTAACATTGAGGATGCACTCAAAGATTTGAAATAGTCATGGAAGAAGAGCCATCATTAGAAACGAGGCTCGACAGGATGTGGACAGAACACATATTAGCCTGCCTAGCTATAATTAACACATGGAGTCAGAATGAATCCGAACAAAATTGGACTGATAGACAACCAGGAGTCATTTAATCAACTATGCTTTAGTATCATAGATGACCTGGAAAACAACAACTTTCATTGGGAAGGTAATGAGCACGGTGTGCATCTTACTATTAACGGACAAAGCGTATTTATCCCAAATGAAGCAAATGAAGAAGAGGAGATTGAGAAACTATGGAAGACCGCACGAAAGAAGCAGAAGAAGCAGTAGCTTCTGGGGTAGATGAGAGAATCTCATCAGAAAAAATCTTAGAAGATTTCAAACGCAAGCCGTTTAACTTCGGGATTAAAGAACTCAAACGAGTGCTAGACCGTATGGACATGCCAAAGGCAGAGAAGAATCGCACGATAAAAATGTATAAAGAACGACTATATGCACGTGTTGAGGAAGTTAAAGAAAAGATGGAGAAGGTCGTGCCAACACAGGAGCAATTACATGCCACAGATAAATAAGGTACAGCTGTACATCTGGGATGATAACCTAGAGTTCTTGAAAGAAGTCAAGAATAAAAGCAAGCTGATTAACCTCTTACTACGCAAGTACCGAGAGGAAATCTAATGATTACCTCGGGTACACGCTTAGGCGTGAGAGAAGAGATTTAACATGGATGAGTATCAGCTTAAAGAGGAACAAATCCAGAAGATTCTGGACATCAAGAAAGACATCTATAGATACATAGAGAACAACTTGTGGATTCGAGCAAAAGCTGGTAAGCTGATAAAACTTACACCTAACAAGCCACAGAGGGCATTAATCAATTACGTCATCTGGTGTTTGTTGAATGGTGTACCAGTTCGAGTCATTCTACTGAAAGCTCGACAGATGGGACTGTCTACCGTGGTGGAAGCTATCTGTTACTGGTGGACAAGTACAAACCGATTCCAGACTGCCGTTATTATCGGACATGAGGATGCTTCGGCACGTAACTTGTATATGATGTTCCGTAGGTATTACGACAACAGTAATCCTATATTCAAACCAAGTATTAAATACAACACTAAAAGTGACCTAACATTCGAAAGGTACGATGATGAGGGGAATCAAGTTGGGCTTGGCTCGGTCATTAAGACTGCCACAGCTAAGAACACAAGTGCAGGTAGGTCTGATACTGTTCAGTTTCTACATGCTAGTGAGGTTGGGGAATGGGAAAATGGAGAGGAACTCATTGCATCACTCATGCAGACCGTTCCATACTTACCCGAGACCTTTATCTTCCTAGAGTCAACTGCAAAAGGTAAAGGAAATTACTTCCACAAGGAGTGGAGAAACGCTGAAAAGGGTCTAAACAACTTTGTTCCGTTCTTCTTCCCATGGTGGTTGATTGATGAGTACGAAGATTACAACGATGAAGAGGTAGGTGAGCTTACAGAATACGAGCTATTCCTCATTGACCTGTTCAAGAAGGGGTATGATACCTGGGATGGAGACCACTATCCAGTGGAAGAGTCACAGTTTATACCTAAAATCAAGTTCTACCGCAGGAAATCAAAGGATTTTGCCTCTGACCCTGCCAGAATGTACCAGGAATACCCAAGTGTAGCCAATGAAGCCTTCGTAGCCTCTGGTGCTAACGTATTTCCTGTACTTGTACTAGAGAAAATGGAACTGTTATGCTTAGAGGAAGACCAATACGACTACTATAAGCTAATGACAGGCGAAGCTCACGAGGATTATATCCTTGAGAAGATAGAATACGACCCAAACATTGATGACTTCACGTATGTCGCACCATTAAAGATATTCGAAGAGCCTATTCCAGGACATGAGTATGTTATTGGTGGAGACGTTGCCGAAGGACTCAAGACTGGGGACTTTTCTGTAGCAGAAGTTGTAGATGTTGTAACAATGAAAACAGTTGCAAGGTGGCGAGGACACTGTGACCCTGACAGGTTCGGGGAAATACTCGGTGCTCTCGGTGTACACTACAATTACGCACTTATAGGAGTAGAGGTAAACAACCATGGACTTACAACAGTCCAGAAGTTACGTGATACTTTCTACACTAACCTATATAAACGAGACAGAGGATACGATGAAGACTTTGAAGAGCCTACATCTAACCTGGGTTGGAAGACTGATGTTCGCACAAAGCGACTGATGATTGACGACTTAATCAGGGTTATCCGTGAAGGTCTAAACGAAGAAGTGGACGAAGTATTCGTTCAAGAGGCATTTGCCTTTGTCCGTGATGACAGAGGACGTATGAATGCAGAAGAAGGTGAACATGATGACACGATTATAGCCAAGGCTATTGCGTTCCAGCTGTTCAACTGGGGAGACAACGACACGAGTAAACTACAGGTTATGAAGCCAAAAGGTGCTGCTAATCGTAAATCTAAGAATAAGGTAATTAAAAAATGAATGAAGAAACTCCAAAGCTGACAGAAGCTGATATTGCAAGAGGTGAACCTCTTCTAGGCTCAGTCATCGGTGATTTTGAACGTGCTCGAAAGTACGTTGAGACAAATTACCAAGCTATATGGGAAGATTGTTTCAAGGCTTATAATGCCATACGAACAAGACGAGGCTATTCAGGTGTAGCGGATGATTTCATCCCAGAGATATTCTCTATCGTAGAATCTCTGAAAGCTGCAATCGCTGGTAGCAAACCCAAGTTTAAGTACATGCCACTTGACGAAGAGCAAGAGCAAGATACTGAGACACTGAACGCACTAGTAGATTACTACTGGTCGCTGAACAACATGACAGAGAAGCTACTCAACTGGGTAGGTGATATGATTATATACGGTAACGGTATATTTATGGTAAGCTGGGAAGAGAATAAACCAGTTATCCATCACATCCCACTGTCAGACTTCTTTGTAGACCCGACTGCTACACACATTAACCGTCCAGAGGAACGAGGCTATGCTAAATACGCTGGTTATCGTTACCTTACTAGCCTAGAGCAACTAAAGGCTAAGAAGATGTTCGACATCGACAGCGGTGAAATGGTTGATATGTACAAGAACCTTAACTTGGTTACTGAGGGTTCACTGGGTGATGCAGATGACAAGACACGTAAGGAACAGCTACTTGGTTCTACACTAGGTAAAGATGCTGCCAAACATCAAGTCGAAATCATTGAGTATTACACGGCTCGTAAGAAGATTATCATTGCTAACCGTAGTGTCGTTATCTTCGAATCGGACAATCCGTTCCAACGTAAAGAGAAGACGAAGAAAGAGATTCACCTTGTAGATGGTGAGCCAGTAGAGACTAAGCGAGTTATTCCAGGCATCAAGGGCTTCTTGCCATTTGCTATCCTGCGTAACTACACAGACTCTAACCTATTCTTCGCACGAGGAGACGTAGAAGTTCTTATTCCTATACAGGAAGCATTGAACGATACAAGCTCACAGAAACGAGACAACCTTGCCTATGCCCTAAACAACATGTGGCAGATTGACCCTCGATTCAAACATCTTGCAGAACAAATCGAATCTATGCCTGGTGCAGTATTCCCAATTCCAAAGGGTGCATTGACGGCTATCGAGAAACAAGATATGAGTCCTGCTGCGGATACTGAAATTGCACGACTGACGCAAGCTATGCGTACTGCAAGTGCTGCAGATGCTGCTGTCCAGGGTGTAGCTCAGAAGTTCTCACGAACAACTGCAACAGAAATTGCTGCACAGCTTAACCAAGCAAGTACACGATTTACTACGAAGATTCAGAACCTTGAGGATGAAGGCTTTGCACAACTTGCAAGGATTATCTACAAGTGTATCCAGATATTCGTAACGAACGAACTTGCTGTTAGAATTACTGGTAAGAGTGGCGTAACCTGGCAAGACTTCGACCCAGAACGCTTCACTGGAGAATACCAGCCACGTGTTATACTTGAGGCATCCGCTAAGGCAGAAGCTGGACAGATGGCACAAGCTACACAGGTTATAGCTCAGTTCGGTATGAACAACCCATTAGTCAACCAAGAAGCACTGTTGCGTAAGATATTCACTTCGCTATTACCAGATGCTCCGAAGGATGACATTGATGAACTATTGACTCCACCTGCTCCACCAATGATGGGCGGTGACGGACAAGCTGTTGACCCATCTATGACACAGAACCCTAACACGCAGGTTATGCCTGGCGGTAAAGATGCTCTGATTAACGGTGGTGGGGAGTCCATGGGTAACACTGCTCGTGGTCGTGCAACACAGACTGGTAGTCAAGGTGGTGGCGGTAAGGGAAGCTCACAGGGTAACAACCCACGTGCTCGAGCCGACCAAGCTGGCACTAAAATGAAAACAAGCGTAACGCCTGGGAGATAAGGATGACAAACGTAGAACCTAAGAACGTAAAGAAACTCAACGCAAAGGCGAAAGCCAATAACTCGAGGGAGAATAAGATAGCCAGGGAATGGTTATCTTTCTCCCAAACCGAGGCATATAAAGATTTAATGCTATATGGTCACTCTACTAGCGAGATGCTCACTACCTATGCAAAGGAAATGGTAATGCCTTCTCCAGTTGCAGATGGGGAACAACTTGTTATTGACGGTGAAAAGAGTCTTTCCCTCTTGCAAAATGCTAGAGGATGTGATATAATACTATCGTATGTTGAGCAATACGTTGACTCAGCTACAAATAAATAGAATACAAAGGAGTATCCTAAATGCCAGAACCCACTACTGGGAATGAAGCAGAAACATTAGTTGCCGACAACTCGAGTACAACTAATCCTGCCGTAACACCAGCGGATTCGCAAGCAACAACGGAAACCAACACTGCACCAGAAGGTGTAACTGTTGAACAACCAGCGTCTACTGAATCTGCACCAAAAACTAATACCGCAGACGATGAGAACGCAGCTCTTGCTAAGTTCGCAAAAGGTCAAGGTATCAATGACCTATCGGAATTATCCGAACGTGAAATTAGCCTTCTCAAAATGGCTAGGGACAATAAGTCTGCCCTCGATAAAACTAAACAGAGTCAACCTAAACTAGAAGAAACTTCTACTGGGTTAGCAACGTTAGGTGACGAGGCTTCTGATGTCCAAAAATTAGCTGCTAAGGTAGCGAACATTGAGTTCAAAGAAAACAAAGCAAAGTTCCTTGAAGGAAAAGATGCGACACTCGAACCAGTAATGGCTCAGATTGTTGCGGATGCTCGTACAGAACTCGGTGATGACGCTGCTCGTAGCTTGCTAGGAAACCTACCATTTTTATACAGTCTTGCAGAAGGACGCAAACCTGCTGATACCAGTGCTGCTGTCGAAGAAGCTAGACGAGAAGAACGTAGTTCTATGAATCAAAGTTTGTCTGCTGGTGCATCTGATGCTCATGCAACTAACTCAAAACCTGCTACACCAATAAAAGTAACATCTGACTGGATTAGGAATGAATACAATCCTAATAACCCAGAACATGTTGCCTTGGTGGATGCAATGACTAAAAGATAAATATATTCTTAAAGGAATAAAAAATGCCTAATTATGTAACCCCTACTATCGGCACTGGTGCTGTAAGTGGTTCTGGTGATGAAGCTCTTAACGTACCTGAACTGTGGGCGAAAGAACTTCAAGAGAACCGTGTCAACAACCTTGTCATGTGGGCTTTGATTGATGGTCGTCTTTCTAGTGAAATCTCTGCGAAGGGTGATACACTTCACCTTAACTTCCTGGACGAAATTACTGATGACACATCTGTAAACTCCGCTGTCTCTGGTCTTACCATTGATGGTCTCGACACTGACCAAGTTGACTTGCTCATTGACCGATACATTCGTAAAGTTCTTGGTGTACAAGACGTTCTTAAAGCACAATCTGCTTACGAGTTCCGTCAGCCATACACACAACGCCTTGGTCGCTACCTTGACCGTGCTTTGGACGAAGAAGTAATGCGAAAAGCCGTTGCTGGTGCAGGTCACACTGTAACTGTAACTGGTAACACTAACACAACTCTTGCTTTCGCTGATGTTGTCAACGCTGCTGCTAAACTCGATGCTTCAAACGTACCTGTAGAAGGTCGTGCAATCGTTGTTAACGGCTATGGTCTTGGTGACTTGCGACAAGTTCCTGAGTTTACCGCTTTCAAAGAAACTGGTGAATCTGGTCTTGTTAAAGGAACTGTTGGTCTTGTTGGTGAAATCTACGGAATGAAAGTTTACGTTTCGAACGCAGTAACATCTGCTGGCGGTAACTACAACTTCCTGATGTTCCACAAGAGTGCTGTCATTGGTGCAATGCAGAGCGTTCCATCGTTCGAATCTGACCGTGACCGTGTTAACGGTATTGACTTTATCGCTGGTGCTCAGTTATGGGGTGTAAAAGTCCTACGTGCTGACCACATCGTTAAAATCACACGACCTGTTACATCAGCCTAGTCTCTGACTAACTGATTAACAAACTACTAAGAGGGTAGGTAGATAATATCTGCCTGCTCTCTTTTTTTTATGTATTATAGCTAGATACATAATATTAAATTATAACTCAAGGAGCACACGATGGCGAAGTTCGCAACCGATGCTGTACTGGATGGACTTTTAGACAAAGTTGCAACTGGTACGATTCTTACAGTATGTTCTGCACAGCCGACCTCACGCACGGAAGCAGTAACTACTTATAAATTAGCAGATGTCGTAGTTGACTCTGGTGATTTCGCAAAAGCTGATGGTGACGTAAGTGGTCGTAAGGTCACTGTCGCACAGCAACCCGATGTACCTGTTGATTCAAATGGTACTGCTACTCACGTGGCAATCTCTGATGGCACTAACCTACTCTATGTAACTACTTGTACTTCACAGGTTCTTACATCTGGTAACACGGTTACAGTCCCAGCATGGAAAATAGAAGTAAGCGACCCAAGTTAGGAGTCATAAATGGCTAACAAGGCAAACCTTGCAAACAGTGTATTGTTCGCCCCACTTAGCGACTCTGATACTGAACTAGAGGTGTACACTGGAGATGGTTCACTATTCCCAGCAGCACCCTTTTATCTGACTTTAAGTCCGAAAAATAAGTGGTCACGCAAGATTAACAGTGAAATTGTATTGGTAACTGCAAAGTCAACCGATACCTTCACTATTACACGAGCACAAAAAGGTACTACAGCTATGGAGTTCTCTTATGGAGACTTGGTAGCAAATGGTATTTATAAAGAAGACTTAGATGATACTGTCACTGCTTCTGTGTCTGCTGCATTGCAGGCTATGATGCCAGTAGGCTTCGTTGTAACTCTCGGTGTTAGCACCAATCCTGCTACCCTATACGGATTCGGGACTTGGACTAGGATTCAAGGTAAGGTTGTTGTCGGTGTATCTGATTCTGATGCAGACTTCGACCTTAACGATACTGGTGGTGCTAAGACACATACGTTGACCATAGCTGAAATGCCGTCACACAACCACGACTTTAGGCGACCTGCATGGTTTGGTGTTGAAGGTGGAGACGATGGTTCTGTGTACTCACCATACCAGTACAGAACATCTGCGTATTACTGGCTTAGCTCTGATCCACTGACAGCTATGCAGTATACTGGTGGCGGTGGTGCTCACAATAACATGCAACCATACATTGCTAAATATGTCTGGGAAAGGACTGCTTAATGGGAAACTTAAAAGATTACGCAACAAGCACGGTATTAACCATACCAAGTCCTGCTACAAGTGGAACTTCATTGGTAGTCCAAACTGGACACGGTGCTAGATTCCCTGCAGCACCATTCATGGCTACACTTCATCCACCTTCGGAGCTTCCAACACTGGACAATGCTGAAAAGGTTGAGGTTACAGCCAAGAGTACGGACACGTTTACTATATTACGAGCACAAGGTGATACTACTGCGAAGGCAATAGAAGCTGGATGGCGTATTAGTAACTCAGTGTTCCTAGCTGATATACCTGTAGTCGATTCTACAACAGTTAACGCAGCAGGTGCTACGATGAATGCCGATACTACACTGGCTGGAAATGGTTACTTCCTCGATGAAGATGCCATGACAAGCAACTCTGATACAAAGGTTGCCTCACAGCAAAGCATTAAGGCTTATGTAGATACAGCAATATCGGCAGCAAAACAGGCTCTAATGCCAGTCGGAACTATCGTAGTTTTAGGAGTTTCAACAAACCCTAACACACTATACGGATTTGGAACTTGGACTGCAATAGCAGGCAAGGTTCTTGTTGGTCTCGATGGCACTCAAACTGAGTTTGACACATTGGATGAAACTGGTGGTCATAAGAAACTACAGGCACACACCCACACACGAGGAACAATGGAAATTGCTTCTGGTGCTACAGGAATCCGACATGGTTGGAATGACAGCTCTGGTGGTGGTATTATGATGTACTCACAAAGCTCTGGTGCATTTTACACCTCTCGTCCAGGTGGCGATGGCTACTGGTGGGCTGGCGTGACC